TATAGTGTTAGCAACCCAACACCAAATTCAAATTCTTCTAGATTATATGACTCCAACTTCTATGTAATGAATAGTGATTTTAAAGTTTATATTTGTATTGAGAATGGATCATCTGGATCCAATCCAAAAGGTAATAAATCTAGGGATGAACCAACTTTTACAGATTTGGAACCATCATCTGCTGGAACCAGTGGAGATGGGTATATATGGAAATATTTGTTTACTGTTTCTCCCAGTGATATTATAAAATTTGATTCTACAGAATATATTGTAGTTCCTAATGATTGGAGTACATCTACAGATTCTCAAATACAAAATGTCCGTGAAGCGGGTGATTCTGATATTAATTTAAATCAATTGAAGGCAGTTTATATCGATAATGCAGGAAATAATTACAGATATAATCAAAGCAGTCCATCAGAAGAATGTAATATAGTTGGAGATGGTACCGGAGCAAAGGCATTAGTAACTGTAAATTCTGCATCCAAAATTGAATCAGTAAAAATAACTGCTGGTGGTAGTGGATATACATATGGGTATGTTGACTTGTCTGATTTGAGAGTTGGGAATGTGTCAGATCCAGCAAAATTAATACCAATTATACCACCATCAAAAGGTCATGGGTATGATATTTACACTGAATTGGGAACAGATAGGGTTTTAGTTTATGCTCGATTTGATGATTCTACAAGAGATTTTCCAACCAATACAAAATTTGCTCAAGTTGGAATTATAAAGAACCCCAAAACATTTAGTGGTGCATCTACTTTTACAGAAAATCAATATTCTTCATTATCAGAAATGAAATTGACTACTTCCAATAATGTCGGACCGGGAATTGGAGATGAAATTACTCAGACAGTAACTGGTGGAATAGCAAAAGGATATGTTGCTTCATATCATACAGATACCAAAATATTGAAATATTATACTGATAGATCTTTATGTTTTAACAATAGTATAGATTCTACGGATAATACGGGAAATTCTAAAGTTTTAGATTTTAGTTCGACAGAAGAATCTGTGACTACAGATAATTTTACTGGATCTGTTGATACATCTTTTAATGATAATGTTGTTGATGGAATTAATTTGGGGGTTACTTTTACAAATGGTCTTGCTAATCCGGAGATAAATAGAAAGACAGGAGACATAATTTATATTGATAATCGAACTCTTGTAACTAGGGACTCTAGGCAAAAAGAAGACGTTAAAATTATTCTGGAATTCTAAAAACAAATGGCACAAAAAAGAAATTTAAATATTAATCCATATTATGATGATTTTAATCCTGATAATAATTTTTACAAAGTTTTATTTAAACCAGGATTTCCTGTACAAGCAAGAGAATTAACGACATTACAATCAATACTGCAAAATCAAGTAGAAGATTTTGGTAGTCATATTTTTAAAGAAGGTTCTATAGTAATTCCTGGAAATATTGCGTATGATAGTCAATTTTATGCGGTAAAGTTAAATGCTACAAATTTTGGTGTAGATGTTTCTCTTTATATTGATAAATTTATTGGTAAAAAAATTATAGGTCAAACATCGGGAACAACAGCAGAGATTGTTTTCATTGCTTTTCCCAGTGAAACATCAATTGTTGATGATTTAACCATATATGTCAAATATATTGATTCGAATAATCAATTTATATTTGATGACTTTGAAGATGGAGAGGCATTAATTGCTGAAGAAAATATCACATATGGGAATACTACAATAAATGCCGGAACAGCATTTGCCTCATTAATTAATTTAAATGCTACTTCGATAGGATCAGCAGCTTCCATTGGGGATGGTATATTTTTTATTCGTGGATATTTTGTCAATGTTTTGAAGCAAACAATTTTACTGGATGAATATACTAACACTCCATCCTATAGAGTTGGATTAAAAATAAATGAAGAGATTATAAGTGCTAAAAATGATGCATCATTATATGATAATGCTAAGGGATTTTCCAATTTTGCTGCTCCTGGAGCAGATAGATTAAAAATTACTTTAACACTAACTAAGAAACTTTTAACTGATGTTGATGATACCGATTTTGTCGAACTTTTAAGAGTTAGGGATGGTAAAAGGCAATTCATACAAGTAAAGAGTGATTATAATTTAATTAAAGATTACTTAGCAGAGAGAACTTATGATGAATCTGGAAGTTATTCTGTAGAAGAATTCGATGTTTCCGTACATAACTCTTTAAATGATAAACTTGGTAATGATGGATTATATTTTGATAACCAAAAAACAGATCAATTGAACACTCCTTCCGATGATTTATTATCTGTAAAAATTTCTCCAGGAAAAGCATATGTTAAGGGATATGATGTAGAAACTTCTGGAACAACAATATTAGATATTGATAAACCAAGAGATACTAGGTCAATATCAAAATCAAATATTCCCTTTAGAATGGGAAATCTTTTGAGAGTCAATAATGTTCAGGGAACACCAAAAAATGGTAGTATAATAAGTTTACATAGTCAGAATAATTCTGGGGGTGTGGGAATTGGTAGTGCCAGACTATACACTTTCAACTTGACAGATGCTAGTTATAGTAATAATGCTACAAACTGGGATTTATATTTGTATGATATGCAGACATATACTATTCTCAATTTGAATAATTCATTGAATGCATCCAAATCGTCTTATATAAAAGGTAAGAGTAGTGGTGCTAATGGATTTACTATTGCTTCTACTACAGGAACAGAAATTAAGTTAACTCAGACTTCTGGAACTTTTGTCGTTGGTGAACAAATAATCGTCAATGGTGAAAATAATCCAAGAGTGATTAAATCTGTAATTAATTATAGAGCAGAGGACATTAAGTCTGTAAGTCAATCTGGATCTGGAGCATTTAATTTTAAAGCAGATACTTTCTTGGAAAGATTCCCTCTTCCAAACGGGGTAACTCAATTAAGTATTACGGGAACAACAGCAACTAGTTCTGGAAGGGTATTTACTGGTATAAAAACAGATACTATTATTAGATATCAAACAGGAATAGCATCAGAAACGATTAATAGAGTCACTAGTGTTGCATCTGATGGTTTATCGATGGATTTGGAAGCTGTAAATAATGTGACGGGACTTTTTGACGGACAGGTTTCTATTGGAACACATTTTGTTTCTATAGGTGCTCCTACTATAAGGAATGAAGATTCGGCATCATTATATGAAAAACTTCCAGAACCAAATATTTCTGATATTAATCTTTCATCAACAAATCTTCTGATAAGGGAACAGTTGACCGGTCAAACTGTAAGTATTAGTGGAGATTTAACAGTAAATATTTCAGCCTTTACCGGAATAAGTAGTGCATCTTTTGCTGGATTTGATGCCGAAAGATATTCGGTGGTTGATGATACTACTAGAGCAAATAATTCAATTACTATTGATTCTTTCGTTCATACTGATGATGAAATTACGATTAATGGATTGACTAATGGAAGCAATGTTGTCTTAAATGCCACATTGATTAAGAAGGGAGTTCAGAGTAAGCAAAAACAATATAAGAGAAGTCAAGTATTGACTATTGATAAATCAGTATCTGGAGTAACAACTTCATTAAGTGGGTTGACTGCAAATAATTATTATGGATTAAGAGTTCAGGATGAAGAAATTTCTTTAAATAGACCAGATGTTATAAGAGTTTTAGCAGTTCATCAATCTTTAGATTCTGGATCTTCGACATTTGATCAAATTGAATTTAGTTCCAGTGTTAGTGGATCTATAGTTGGTGAAAATATTATTAGTAGTCAAAGTAATGCTATAGCAAGGATAGTACAAAATTCGACAAATTCGAGTTTAAGTGCCACTACTATCGGTATTGTCTATCTCAATACTGATAGGTTTGTTATAGGTGAAAAAGTTTCTTTTGAAGAATCTAATATTTCTTCAAATATTGTAAGTATAACGGCTGGAAAATATCAGGATTTGACAAATTCATTTGATCTTGATAAGGGACAAAAAGATCAATATTATGATTATTCAAAAATAATAAGAAAATCTGATATTGCCGTACCATCCAAAAAATTAACAGTGGTATATGATTTTTATGATGTTGATACCACTATAGAAGGAGATGTATTTACTGTAAGAAGTTATGGTGGTGATAGATTTTCCGAAGATATACCAGAAATTGGTAGAGATAGTGTTAGAGCTAGTGATACTTTAGATTTCCGTCCAAGAGTTCCAGTATTTACTGCGATAAATAAATCTCCTTTTGATTTTGATTCAAGAGATTTTTCTGGTCAGTTGACTAGAATTTTAGCTCCAAATGAAGACTCTTTAATCGATTATGATTTTTATCTTGGTAGAATTGATAAATTGTACATCGACAAAAAAGGAAATCTTTTTATCAATAAAGGATCTTCAGCACCAAATCCCGAAGAACCAATTACAACTTATAATGATTCAATGGAGTTGGCAACAATTACACTGCCACCATATTTGTATGATCCCAATGATGTTCAAATATCTTTAGTTGATAATAGAAGATATACAATGAGAGATATTGGCAAAATTGAAGATAGGGTTAAAAACTTGGAAGAAGTAACTTCTTTATCTTTATTGGAATTGAATGTAAAAACACTTCAGATTAGAGATTCTGATGGAAATGATCGATTTAAGAGTGGATTTTTTGTAGATGACTTTAAAAATAACTCTTTAGTTAATAAAAATGAGTCATCTATTGAAGTTAATGATGAAGATCAAGAATTAACACCGATTATAAGTAGAAATACTTTAGAAAGTCAAGTTGCTTTTGAAGAAATTCAGACTGATGAGAATATAGACCTTTCTGTTGATAATATCTTATTAGATTCCAATGTTCAAAAAACTGGTGGTGTAATAACATTAAAATATAAAGAAGTTGGATGGATAGAGCAACCGTTAGCAACAAGAGTTGAGAACGTTAATCCATTTCATGTTGTCGATTACACCGGAACGGTTCAATTAACACCATCAAGTGATTCTTGGGTAAGAACGTTACGTATTAACAATGCTAACATTGGTTGGGGAAGAATAGTAGTTTCTTCTCGGGATGTCGTTGTTGCCTCTGGATCCGAAAGATTTATGAGATCTAGAAATACTCAATTCTCTGTTAGAAATATAAAACCCCTAACAAAATTTTATCAATTCCTTGATGGTAATGGTGGTGTAGATTTTATTCCGAAATTGATTGAAGTGGCAACTGATGATTCATTAGAAACCTATGGATCTTCATCTCCATTTACAGTTGGTGAAACGGTAATAGGAAGATTTGGGGGTAGAAATTTAATTTCATTTAGAGTGGCAAAATCAAATCATAAGTATGGTGCTTTTAATTCACCAAGCACAGTATATAATATTAATCCATACGTCAAGGATGAAAATCTTTCTGAGGAATATACTCAATCTTCAAAAGTTTTAAATGTAGATACTTTTTCATTGGCATCACAAGCACAAGGAAGATACTCTGGTTATCTTGTTAAAGGAATGCAGTTGATTGGTCAAACAAGTGGAGCAATTGCTTATGTTAAGGATTTAAGACTAATTTCTGATAATTATGGAGATTTGATAGGTTCTTTCTTTATCAGAAATCCTCTCACTAATCCTGCTCCTTTAGTTAGAATATCTACTGGAACTAAAACTTATAGAATTACAAATAGCTCAACTAATGCAAAACCTTTGCCAGGTAGTAAACTGATAACATCAGCAGAAACTTCTTATCGATCTACAGGTTCGTGGAGGAGATTGCAAAGAGTAACTGTGAGAAGAAATCCACCCCCACCACCTATATTCTATGGAGATCCACTTGCTCAAACATTCATTGTTGGTACAAATATTGGTGATGCTCAAGCTCCAAATATTGATGCTCAAAGTGATGATACGGATGGAGCATTCTTAACTTCTGTAGATTTATTCTTTGCCAACATTCCAGAGGGTGATAGTCATCCCATAAGAATTGAGATTAGAAAAACACAATTGGGAACTCCTACAACAGAAGTTATAGGAAAACCTGCTACACTAACACCACTAGTTGTTAATAATGGAATAGAATCTGCTGGTATTATAGTTTCTAGAGATGGTGAAATAGCAACTAATGTTAGTTTTCCAGAACCTATTTGGTTGGAAGGAGGAGGTGAATATGCCATTGTTGTTGTTGCTCCAACAACAACTCAATATGAATTATGGTGTGCTCAAATGAAAGAAGAAACTGTTAATACAGATTCTCTTCCAAATGCAGAAGCTGTGAGATATGGGCAACAATGGGCTCTGGGAAGTTTATTTAAATCTCAAAACGGATCAATTTGGACGGCAGATCAATATCAAGATCTCAAATTTAAACTTTATAAAGCAGAATTTGAATCTACTTCCGGAACAGCATTTTTCTATAATCCAACACTAGATGAAAGTAATAGTTTTACACCAATTCTTGGAAATAGTCCTATCAGAACATTACCAAAGACCGGAACCATAGGAATTACCACAATAAAAAGCACCAACAGCAATTTAGCAAATCTTAGAGATAATATTCTTATACCTGGAAGAAAACTTGCGGGTGCAACTCCAAATAGTTCCGCATTTATTGTTGGTACTGGTTCATCTGTTGTAAGCGCAGAAATTACTGGTGTAGGAACCAATTATTCAGGAACAATTAATGATGTAGGAACTTTTAATGTTACTGGACAAGGTAGTGGATTAAGACTAACTTTAACTCCTTCTGGAGGAGGATTGGGTAGTGGGAGTGTTACCATTGTTTCTCCTGGCAATGGATATCAAGTTGGTGACGTAGTTGGTATTGTAACCAATGATACTGGTGAAAAAACTGGTAGAGATGGAACAATTACTATTACTGAAATTGATGGTATCGATACATTATTTGTTGCTGGTGTTCAAGGTGAATTTGGTTCAGATTCTGATCATGCTTTTAGAACAGGAATTGGGGTTAGTTATTATAATGATTCTGGAACAATTGTAAGTATGGGAACTGGAATTGGATATACTGAAATCATAAGTTCTAGTGGTCCTACAGACCCACAGTTCTCCGGTAATTATTTTAGAGTTAACCATTTTGATCATGGTATGTATTCTGGAATTAATAGTGTCAGAATAAGTAATGTGGAATCAAGTTATTCTCCAACAACTTTGACTGCTACTTTAACGGCAGATTCGGATTCTGGAGCAACAATTAGCGTGGCTAGTACATCTATCTTTACCACTTTTGAGGGAATGCCAATAGATGCTACAAATAATAAAGGTTATATTAGAATTCAAGATGAGATAATAGAGTATAGTGCTGTGGGAGTTGGTAATTTAACGATATCAAATAGAGGAATCGAAGGAAATATTAAAGAACATTCCATGGATTCTAATGTATATAAGTATGAATTAAATGGAGTTTCTTTGAGAAGAATTAACAAAGATCATCAAATAGACAATAGCAATATTGATATTGATGCTTATAATATTGCTATTGATAGAGGTTCTTCTTTAGGTGCTAATCGTTTATCGGATAGCACTACATTATATCCTCAATTATCATTCTTTGATGAATCTCATTTGGGTGGTCAAAATTCTCAAGCAACGGAAAATATTGAATTTAGTGAAGTAATTCCAAAATATGATATATTAACTCCTGGTTCAACCACATCAGTTAATGCATCAATTAGAACAGTAAGTGGAACTAGTGTTGGAGGTAATGAAGCATCATTCGTTGATCAAGGATTTGAACCAGTTGAATTAAATCAATTAAATCGTCTCTCTTCTCCAAGAATTGTTTGTTCTAAAATTAATGAAGATCAACATCTTTCCAATCTACCAAGAAATAAATCATTTACAACGGGAATAACATTATCAAGATCTAGTACAAATACTAATCTTTCTCCAATAATTTATTTAAATAGTACTGTTGTTGAATCTGAAACTGAATTTAGGAGTGCAAGATTAAATAATCCAATATCAAATTATTCTTCGGATAATAGGGTAAATTCTCTAACTTTTGATCCACATTCTTCAATATATGTTTCAAATTCAGTAAGTTTGAAGCATCCTGCAACAGCATTAAAAGTATTTG